CAGATAAAACTATTTTTCATATTGAAGATAGTACACCCGCATTCGACGTTCAGCGTATTGCTGAAGAACTAGAATTAACTAGCTATTTTATTCCTAATGTATCTTTTATACTTATTGATGGCACAAATGATAATAGAAAAACATTTTTTTCAAAAAACGGACTAAAAGATTTTGCCGCGGCAAAAATTTCTAATCCTCTTCATAAAAATTATATTTATAGCGCTAAACATTTTGATGGAGATATTGATATTGAAGTATTTGCTCAATGGACCGCCGGGAAAGAAAAGTGTTATGTTTTTTCTAACGGTGCTTTAAATAGTGGCGGCGGCACTCCAGTGAGTGGTATGAAAGCCGCTTTCACACGTACCATCAATGATCAATCTAAAGAATCATTTGATGGAGATATGATTCGTAAGGGTCTTGTTACAATTATTAATATTAAGCATCCTCATCCAGTATATCAGAATCAGGTAAAAGATAAAATCCAAAATCAAGAATTACGTGGTTTAACACAAACTGTTTTTACTGAAGCAATTAAAGACTGGATTGTAAAAAACAGGGAAGATTTTGAAAAAATTGTTGGATTACTTGTTCGTGATAAGAAGGCTGAAGCCGCGGCAGAAAAAGCAAGGCAGGGAGTACTTAATTTTGAGAAGAAAGAAACTGAGCATAAGAAACAAAAAATTACTTCTTCCGATAAATTCAAGGATTGCGAAAAACACGGCCAAGATTCTATACTAATTATTTGCGAAGGTAATTCCGCTCTTGGCGGCCTTATGCCCGCGCGCAATGTAAATAATGAAGCATTATATGCTGTGCGTGGTAAAGTAAAAAATCTATTAAAGCATCCGCTTGATGAATGTCTTGAAAATCAGGAAGTATCTGATATTATTATGGCACTTGGATGCGGTATTCAGAATCGCTATAATAGTAAAAAGTTGAATTATGGTAAGGTTGCTATCGCGGTTGATGCTGATGTTGACGGTTATAATATAATGTGTCTAATTGCTACAATGTTTTATGTACTTATGCCTGACTTTATCAAAGAAGGACGCCTATGCTGGCTGCGCGCGCCGCTATATCGTTTAACGAAAGGTGATAAACGAGTATTTGCCTATGATGATAATGAGCTTACTGAACTTCGTAAAAAGTATCCTAACTGGGAACAAGGTCGCCAAAAGGGTCTAGGTGAAATGACAGCAGAAGATATGGAAAGCTCTATGCTTCATCCAACTGAGCGGCGTCTTGAAGTTCTTACAGTTCATGATGTTGAAGCCGCGGCGGAAAGTCTTATGATGTTAATGGGACCAGAAGTTGAAGGTAGAAGAGAATTCTTGTTTGATAATGTTGATTTTAGTATTTTGAATGAGTGATAACGTTATGAGAAATAATATATACCAAAAAAATTTGCCACAAAATCAACCAACTTATAATAATAATTTAATGAGTTTAACATTTGATAATATTACAGACGAAGAATTGAAATTGCAATACCCGCCATTAAAAATTCACCCAAATGCTATTGATATTACAGGACAACGGTTTGGAAAACTTGTAGCACTATGGAAAGTTGGTAATCAGCGTCTTGGACACACTTCTCGTCCAATATATGCTTTTAGATGCGATTGCGGAAAAATAAAGTTTTCTACTTCTTACATGGCGCGTTCTGGACAAATAACAACTTGTGGTTGCGGGCTTCAAGAACGAGGAATAGAAAAAAGATATAATTTACTTGGGCAACGATTTGGCAGATTAGTTGTTATTAAAGAAGATACTCCAAAACGTCATGCTATGCAGTGGTTATGTCAATGTGATTGCGGTAATACATGTATTAGAAATACTAATCAATTAACTGGAACTAATCATTCTACTAGCTGTGGAATATGTATCAAATTTGACATCGCGAGAGAAAAACTTTTGGTATTAAATGATTCACGTAATACAGAAATATTATCTAAACCAATTAATACTTTAGTTGGGCTGCATATTGGTAAATTATATATTTATGAAGATACTGGTACTTCAAAATATACTTATCGAATCTATAAGGCAAAATGTGAATGTGGCAGTATCATTGAATATACTATCGCCTCTTTAAATGGAGGCACTTTGTCATGTGGGTGTTTAAATTCTAAAGGAGAAGAAAAAATTGCACAAATTTTAGAAAAAAATTCTATTATATTTACTAGACAACAAAAATATCCAGATTTACTTTCTCCTAAAAAAGCCCCACTAAAATATGATTTTCTAATAGACAATAAATTTTTATTAGAATATGATGGGAGTCAACATTTTGAAGAAGATACTAGAAGTAATAGTACATTAGAAGAACGTCAATTATACGATAATATAAAAAATGAATATGCTAAATCTCATAATATTCCATTAAAACGCATTCCATATTGGGATTTTGATAAAATTACATTAGAAAATATAATGTCAGATAAATGGTTAATTAATAATTGACAATAATTAAATTTTATGTTATAATTATTATATAATAAAGGAGCTGGGAAAATATGGCACAAAAAATTGATATGACGGGTTGGATATTAAATGAACATGGCGTACCAGATAGTATTCTCACAGTCCTTGAAGAAGATAAAGAGTATCGTAATTTACATAATATTAAATTAACTGAAGCATATTGGAAATGTCAATGTAAATGTGGAAATATAATCAGTGCACGAGGCTCTTCATTAAGAAGAGGAGATATTTTATCATGTGGATGTATTCAAAAGCAGCGTACATCTGCTGCCAGAAGATATAATTTAGTTGGACAACGCTTTGGAAAATTATTAGTATTAAAATATAGTAAAACTTATACAAGACCAAATGGAAAAAGTGGAGATGCCATTTGGAAATGCCGGTGTGATTGTGGCAATATAACATATGTAGTAACTAATAGTTTAACGAGTGGTCAAACAACAAGTTGTGGTTGTAATGTTTCGTCCGCGGAAGAATTAATTAGAACCATATTAATAAAACATAATATTCCATTTGAAGTTCAAAAACGATATAGTGATTGTAGAGATAAAAATCCATTGCCATTTGATTTTTATATAGATAATAATTTTTTATTAGAATATGATGGAGAACAACATTATAAAGAGTGGAATCGTGGAAAATCAACCTTAGCAGATAGACAGAAACATGATAATATTAAAAATAAATATGCAAAAGATAATCATATTCCTTTAAAACGTATACCATACTGGGATTATGATAAAATAACATTTGAAACTATTATGGATGATACGTTTTTATTAAAGGAGGAATAGTGATGCAAAAAAATGTAGACTTTCAATCCACAATGGAAAATGCTTTTTTGGCTTATTCGGCATCAGTCGCACAAGAGCGAGCGATCCCAGATGTCAGGGATTTTCTAAAAATTGGTTTACGGCAGGGGCTTTATGCTCAGTTTACGAATAAGCTAACCCATAAGGATAAGATGCAGAAGGCACAAAAGTCTGTGGCCGCCGCGATGGCTCAATCATATGTCCATGGTGATGTTGCGATGTATGACACTTTCATTCGCGCAGCAAGGCCATGGTCTTATCGTTATCCCATTGAAGATGTTCAAGGCAGCTTTGGTAATCCATCTTCTCCTGATAGCCACGCGGCGCCTCGTTATGTAGAAATGCGCGCAGGCCAAATTGCAGATTTCTTTTTTGATGGATTGAAGAAAAATGCTATTGGAGAACAATGGTATTCAAACTATGATGACACAGAAATGATACCTTCTGTATTCCCCTCAATTGGTTTTTGGAATATTGTAAATGGTTGTTCTGGTATCGCAGTTGCTATGGCAACATCTGTTCCGCAATTTAATTTGCGTGAAGTAAATGAAGCGCTAATAAAAATCATCCGTAATCCAAATATTGATTTCAATGAAATTTATTGTGCGCCAGATTTTGCCACTGGTGGCACTATCACAAATGCCGCGCAAGTTAAGGAAAGTCTGCGGTATGGTAAGGGAGAATCTATTCGCCTTAAAGCAAAGTTGGATTATTTTCCCGATCAAAATATGATTCAAGCAACTGAACTTCCTTATGGTGTATTTACTAATACTGTAATTGACCAACTTGCAGCCTTAACCAACGAGAATGAAAACTATGGCATTGAGCGTGTAGTAGACCATACAAAGAAGATTGCGGATATTCGTATTTATCTTTCTAAGGGTGCCAATCCAAAGAAAATGATTGCGAAGTTATATAAAGATACTTCACTTGAAAACTGGTATTC